GCTAATTGATTTTGACCTTGTTGTCCTAGACCTGCAAACCCAGAACCTATTTGCCCAAACTGACCGCCTAGCCCTGCGGCAGTTTGACCCAACCCTGCTATCTGTTGACCAATGCCTGCTTGTTGAGCGCCTATACCAGCTTGTAAAGAAGCTAATCCTTGTTGCGCTCTTCTAGCGTTTTCAAAAGCGCTCATAGCTTGTCTTTGAGCATCAGCAAATCCAGAACTTCTCAAAGCTCCGATTCTTTCTGTTGCCCCTCTAGCAGCTTGTCTAGCTAATTCTTCTTGTCCTAACCTNGCCCTAGAGCCACCGAAAGCACCACGAGATATAGCCCTGTCACCTGCACCAATACTGGCTTTTGATAAGCCTTCACTAACATCTTGTAAGGTTTGTTGAACTACATCTTCTTCAAAAGGATTAAAGAATGCTCTAGAACTTTGTGGATCAAAAAGCCCTAAAGAACCAAGTCCACTCATTTCTGCTCTAGATAAAGTGCCTAACCCTCTGCCCATAGCCCTACCAGCAAATGGTAAAGCTTGTAAAGCTGTATCTGTTATAGCTTCTCTTTTGCCAAAAAGTCTTTCTGCCTCGCCTAAATATGGTCTAAATCCACCTAAACCTTGAGTTAAGGCTCTAGATTGTAATTGTAAAGGTGTTAGTCCAGCAGTTTGTTCTATTGGAACATCTAATCTTTGGCCTATCATACCAGGTGACTCACCAGGCACACCAAAGTATGAAGCTAATATTCTTCTACTGTAATCTTCTATATATGGAGATATTTGTTGAAAACTTGTTTGTGGCAAAGTNAATACTTGAGCAGGTGGCCCTAATTTAGTTTTGCTTTGTAAGAAATCAAATATACTCATTAAACCATACTCCCNAAACCTTCACTCATNTTTTGTTGATCATACAATTGTTTTGCACCCATCATTCTTTGTTCATACATNTCGTTTGGGTCTGCTCCCATCATTAANCCTATACCTCTAACTGCTGCTGCATTGGTTACAAATTCTCCGTCAGATAACATCGCTGGTATCTCGTCTCCTTTTTCNCCACCTGGACCAGTTATTAATTTATCTCTTTCTGGGAACTTGCTAACATCAACACCTTGTTCGCCTGTGCCATCAGCAGCGTAAAGTTGTCCAGGTATTCTTCTTGCTTGAATATCAAATAAAGCTTCTTGTGGTGGTGCTACTAAAGGACTAAAAGGTACACCTCTAGATTGAGCATATAGTTTTTCTACTTCGCTTGGGTAATACATATAAGCTGGTGGGTTAGCCATTTGAGGGTCTATGTTAATAGACTGTCCAGGAGTTGTAGCACCATACATAGAGAAAGGATTAAACTGTGTGCCTTGACCCATCCCTGGCATACCACCCATTCCAGGCATNCCACCCATTCCTGGCATTCCGNCTTGACCTCCGCCAAACATGTTGCCAAACATTTCANCAAACTGTCTTTGTTGATCTCTGATTCTTTTATCTTGTTNTCTTTGTGCTAAAAAATTTAAACCTAATCTTCCTAAGTCTGAGTCAAAAGCGCCAAGACCTCCTAGTAAAGCCCCTGGACCGCCTCCAGTTAAACCGCCACGCAAGATGTCGCCTAAAATATTTCTTTGCCCTTCAGCACNAGGTGCAAATAAATTACCTATACCTCCTCCTAAAAGATTACTAATATTTCCAAAAAGACCAATTTTATCAGCACCAGGTAAAATAAACTCACCTACAGTTCCTAAACCAGAACTTATAGCACTACCAAGATTTCCAAGCCTACCAAGTATATTGCTACCGACATTTCCTATAGCTGTTCCAGTGCCTCCCAAAGCACCACTTAAAGCTGAACCAGCNCCAGGTATTANTAAACNTCCTAAAAGTGCAGCAGTTCTTGGATTATCTTTTATACTTCCAACCAAGCCCTTACCACTTGGATCAATGCCTAAGATGTCATCAAAAACCTTACCTCCAACTTTTNTTAATAAACCNCCTAAAAACATTTTTTGTGGCTCTTCCATTAAATCAGCTACGCCACCTCTNGCTATCATTTTCATTAAATCTTTTCTAGACATATCTTCAGCATTTTGATTTTTTTGAATCATTTTTTGAAGTTGCATTAGCTGTTCTATACTTTGAGCTTGAATGCCTTGAGGATCTGCACCATCAGCAAAGCCTGGCACATCATAGCCAAACCTTTCTTCTACTAATGCTGGTTCTTCTTTTGCTAGTTTTTGTAAACCTTTATTTGCTTTTGATAAATCTTTCATTTCTCTCTGGAAACTCCTTTTGTTTTTTCAAATGTTCTAAGGCCGCCAAGGCCGAGCATCCCCATTAAAATGGTGGACAGTTGTGCGAAATCAAATTCGGGTAAATTTATTTCATTATAACCGAATAAACTCAAAACAGTATATAAAAGTGGATTTAAAATAAAATGCCAAAGAAGAGCAAAACCACACACCCAACCGATAAAAGGGCGCCAACCAGCAACAAATATACTTTTATGAGCAGCTTCCGCTTTGTTGACTTCCAACTGCGCAAGATTAGCTTTGTGAATTTCGGACTTGAGTTCATATTCTAGTTTGGTTCTAAGGTCTTTATCAGCTATNAATTTGCCTAATATTTTTTCTATAGGACTTATTAAACTGTTTAAATCTATCATGAATATGTAGTTCTTTTTCTACGATCTGACATAACAGCGCCACAACCTCTGTGCAACTTACCAATCATACCGCCATCTCTTTTCTTAAGAATAGTTTTTACATTAGTTGGTTTACCACCCACACCTTGAGCTTTAGCTCTTTTTCTTCTAACAGCACTTTTTATTTGTGCTGGTGTCATAGATTTAGCTTTAGATCTTGGCACACACTTAGGGTATTTTCTTTTAGAACTTTTAGCAGANTTACGACCACAGGCTTGAAACTTGCCATCCTTTTTAGGAGCGCCTATATCTACCCAATCACCTTTCTTACCTTTACCAAACCACTCTGTTAATGACATTACTTTTTCCTTGTTTTTCTTATAGACTCTTTACCTTTTTTAAAAATACTTGCTACTAATTTTTTACCCATAACTTTAGCTCTTTGCTCACCGACAGTTAAAATTTGTATCTTTCTAGCAAAAGGTTTTTTAATTCTTTTAACTTTAGCTACAGTAGCTCTAGCATCAGATGGAGTAGCAAACTTTATTCTAACAGTATCTTTAGGGTTTTCATCAGTATATAGTCTTCGACCACTACCTTTTGGTTTTTTCCCTGTTCCTACTTTAGGGTCTCTTTTTTTTCGACTCACTTCATTTAAGGTTTCTTACCTCTATAACCGCCACCACGTTTTTTATACGTTCTAACTAACCAAGCGTTTGCGTAAGCGCTNGGATATACCTTAAATTTTCGTTTTGCTTCTGCCTTTACCCTTGCATACAAAGCTGGGTTTGTAGGCTTTGGACTTTTGCTAGAAGACTTTTTTTTAGCTTTTGGTTTTCTTGCTGCCATAATATTTTATTTTACATCAATTTATACAGAAACAGTAACTGAACCCAAAGAAGAAGTTGATGAAAGTCCAGAAGCGTAGGTTCTATGGGATGTTAGGTCAATAAACTCAGTGCCATCAAAAACCTGCAAAACCTCAGTTGTTGTGTTAAATATTATAGTTCCTCTATTAAAACTACTNGAGTCTCTCTCNTCTGTGGTCATGGAAAGAGTTGCTACAGGATCAAAAGCGTTTAAATTTATTTCTAGTAAACGTACTAACCTGTTAAATGTATCAGCACTAACATCATCGCCTTGTGCTAAAGGTAATCTGGTATTTAATAATTTTGCCATTATCTCCTGCCATCTGGTGTTAGGTCTAGTCTAGTTGCTCCTAGTCTCCATTTAAAACGTGTTCTATTACCTACATCAGCATCGTCATCAGACTCTATTCTAAACACAACTTGTCTTGCTCTAGATCTAACGTGTGCTTGTTGTGTAGTGCTATTTATCACACTTGTTGAGCTTGTCGTTAAACTATCCCCTGGGAAGTTTCTTTGTTTTATTACAAAGTTAACTTGGCCACCATTAGCAGAGTCTCCTAAAAATCTAACATCTGGTATAATTCTTCTTAGAAAACTAAATCGTTCTCCATCTTGAAGGTCTAAGTCACCTGATTCTAGAAAGACATTATCCATCGGACTACCATCATCATCTTCACCTGTTTCATGAGTAAATAAAAAATTAGTGCTACTTGTTGTTCCTGTAGCTCTTGGTTTNTTGAACACACCATCATCNACCCATGCGTGTCTCTCTAATTGACCTATCGTCCAATTTTTTTCTAAGTAATTATATACAACATATCTGTCTATCTCTTGACTTGATTTTGAACAGTAAAACCAACCAACCTCATTAAACTCTCTATTAGTAAAGGCAAATGTTTTAAAACCTTGAGACTTATTAAAGTCATCTAAAACATAACTTAAAACAGAACATGCTAATCTTCTTACTGCTCCGTTGTATGTGTAAAATCCATCACGAGCCATCCAATAAACACCATCTGGCGCTGTAACAGCAGCTTTNGGACCTATCAATCCAACATTTTGATTTATTAAATTAATGCCAAAAGTAAAAGGTGCGCCTATAAATTGCATTGAATATAAAGAGGTGTCTGTCCATATAAGTATCTCTTGCCTTGATTTTATGCCACCGACTATAGTTGAACCTGCTGATAGTCTTAGTGAGCCTGCTGTATTAGTTATCTTTGGCTCCCACTCAGCTATATTCTCTTGATCCGAAAAAGCTATAAGCATAGGATCAACAGAACCTGTTCTAGCAGTACCAGCGTCATTAATGGCGTCTGCTCCTAAAACTATAACGTGTCTATCAATCTCAGAAGTTATAACTTGCAAACCTCTAGTTGGCGCTAAGTTTGCACCAGACAANGATGTAATGTTAACTGCTCTTGTAGANACTCCATTGGTTTCATCCCAAAGATATATGCCACCATTTCTAACATTAGCNACTAAGTCTTCGCCAAAATTATCTTGAGACCATAACCTTAATTGGTTTGTGTCTGATAGTGTTGCTGATTGTCCCCAAGTTCCGTCACCCCAAGGATTAGCACCCCATCCAGTACTATCTACAAAAAAATCTAAACCTACATTAATCTGATAAGCGCCAACGACACTTGAGCCACCATTCCCACTATCGGATGCGTTTGCAGTGACAGTGCTACCTGATGTATCTTTAGCTGTAATTTTATAAGAGTTTGCATTTACTATACTATCTATTTCATATTCTTGGTTTAGAACTGAGGCAATGACATTACCGCCCAAAGAAGATGCTCCACTAAAAGTTACAAAATCACCTTTAACTGCTCCGTGAGCAGTATCTGTAACAGTTATTTCTGATGAGCCGTTGGAGGCACTAAANGTAACATCGCCTGCCGATGTNGTAGATCTGATTGGCGTCACATCATTAAATGTGGTTCCTTCTAAAATATATAGTTTTGAAGTGGTTCCAAGTCCTAAGTAAGCAGTTCCGTCTAAAGCAATCCAAGGGAATAAAGACCTACACTTACCTAGAAAAGAATTAGTATTTGTTTTTTCCCAACCGCCAATCTTCTCTGGTAGTCCTTTTCTAAATCTTACCAAATTTCCATCGAACCATCCATTCTCATCTAGTAATTGTGTATTTTCTTTATTAATTCCAGGATTAAAAATGTATTTAACTAAACTCATAATTCATCTTTTAATTTTTTTTCATACCATTCAGCTTTCTCAAGATCTTGCTTACCATTCTTTTGTCTAAAGCGCCATCTATATTTAAAACTATTGCCTCTTAAATATCCTATCAATTCTTCTTTAGAGAGCATAGATTTTAAAGCATCATAACACTCTATTTCGCCCTGATTATAATGTTCAGGTTTATTAACATCATCATATTTCATTTTATAAGCCATTTCTCCTTTGTAAAATTATCTTTATCATCTGTTGATTTAATAATTTTATTTTTAATTTCTACTATTAAGTTAACAGATTTTTTTAAACTTTCTTGAGTATCAATACTCTTTATATATTCTACTTTTTTTTGATAAGTTTTTCCTAAATTATAATTAGGTTCAAAAATAACTTTATCTCTTTTTAAAAAAACAAAAGCAAAAATATCAACTTCAGAGCCATCGTAGACTCTGTATTCTTTTTTGTTAGATATTTTTTTCTTAATGTCCCACCTAACCCAATCACTATTATTTTTCTTAAAGGTTGAGTTGCTGGTTTTAACTTGAATTTTAAAATTTACATTTTTTTTATGACATAGAAAATCAAAACGAGATGATGATGATGCAGGAAAAATATCATCAAATATTCTAGCCAAGTGTGATGCAGCTAGATACTCTCCAGCCAAACCTACTTTTAAATTTTTTGGCATAGAGTTATTCTGCTATGTTTACAATTTATACAAAGATAAATCCACGAACAATCAAAGTCACCATGCTCGAAATTAATACAACTAAAAGACCAATGATTGTTTTGGTTCCAGTATCTAGCTTTTGATTTATTTCTTTAACGTCTTTATCTATTTCGTCAAAGTTTTTGAAGGCTGTCTTCCACCTCTCGCTACATTCTTTTTCATGAACAGCGAGTTCTAGGTGTACGTCTGCAGCCGTCTTTCTAGCCATTATTTTTTAATTTTAAAATTAAGAGCTATTAGATCAAGATAGCTATATAGTTTACTAATCCATTTATCGTCTCTTTCACTTGGTGTAAGTGTGGCTAAGACAGAAGCCAAACTAATAATAATACTTAACGAAATTAAAAGATCGCTAATCCAATTTAATAAAAACATCACTTCTTACTCCTTTTTAATAGTTTTTCTAATTTGTTTGCTTGTTGTAAATGAGTCTTAGAGGCTTTTTTTAATTGGCCAATAATCTCTCTAAGTTTTTTCTTTTGTGCATTACCTGGTACAGACATTATTTTTTCCACTTCCAAACTCTTTTCCAAGCTTCATTTTTATGCTTGGTTTTTTTGTTATCTGGTATGTATTTGCCTTGTTCGTCTCTTTGACGAACCCAAACAAAACCTAACATTTCTAAAAATTTATTCCACATTTTTTTCTTCCTTACCTTCTTCTTCTTCCTCTTCTGGCATTAAAGGTTTTAATCTAAGCATTATTTCTTCTCTAATTTCACTTAATGCTTTTATCTCAGAACCACTCCAAGCTCCTCTTTTGCAAGACAAATCAAGAAGTTGTAGCATATTTAACAAAAAAGTTTTTTCATCCATTTTATTATCTCAATATGAAAATTATTTAATTAACCATTCTTCAACATCTGAGGATACATCCTTTAGTTTAATCCAAGATGCTCCTGTTTGTTGACCTTTTTTAATTCTAACCTTACCCATTAAGCCTACACATGCCCATTCTTGTCTTTCACTTCTTGGAATATAGGTAAGTGATTCATCATAGCTTGAACTAATTTTTCTTCTTCGTAAATTATTACCATTTTCGTCTAGTGAAACAATTTCAGCATCAGATGGAACTGATACTTCACTTGGAATCTGGTCTGATTGATATGAGTGCTTTATTTGTTGTGGTGTATCTGTACCATTTTCTACACTTTCTACCCATTCTGTTTGTGTGTAATCTTCATAAAGATCTCTACCATAGTCATCTTTTTCATACTTGCCTTGCCAATATAATTCTTGAGCATCTCCGACAACACTAGGATTTGCAGAAACAACACCAATAATATTGTCGCCTTCTTCTGCTACTTTTATTTTATTATTAACTATAGCTACTGAGCATCCAATTCTATCTTCATTACTAGAGTTTCCATCTTCCCATTCAAAATATTCAGCATAGTCAGCACCACCACCACTAAAGCTACCATCTGCTGTGACTTCTCCATCACCACGAACTTTAAACTTAGGGTCAGATGCAAAGTTTGCATAGGCTTGAATTAAACTGAATGCAGAACTTGATGTTCGTTTAGCTTGAAGCTGTAAAAGATTTCCGCTAAATGATGTGCTTGATTGTGTAACTCTAAGTGCAGGGTTGCCATCTCCTGTGCCTACACCACTAGAAAAACCTATATCAACATTACCATGTCTTGTTATTTGTATAAGTTCTGTACCATGTCTTGAGAATAAGAAACCTTTTCCACCTACATCAGCAAAATCAGAATCATCATTTTCTCTGACATTAAACTCCATATCATAGGTACTGCCATTTGCTGTTGCTGCTCTAAATTGTGTCCTTGCCCCATCTCCTTTCATCATTATTGCAGGAACTACACCAGAACTATCTGTATTAGCAAATATGATACTTCCATTTGATTGAGTAGAAGCAGCGCCATTTACGCCACCACTTGAGCCAGTAAGAACTGCTAATATACCTGTATCAGCTAAAGTGCCACCAAGTTTGGTTCTACCACCAGCATGAGTAATATTTCCAGAGCTATCAATATTTAATCTTTCAGAGCCACCTGTATCAAATCTAATTACATCTTCATCAGATGATTCTTCGCACTGCACTTTAGTATCGCCGTCAGCGTCAGATATAGAGCTAGGTGTTCCCGAAGATACAGAGCCAAATGATAAAGCTCCACTTCCATTTGTTTTTAAAACTTGGTCAGCACTACCATCTGACGTTGGGAATGTGTAAGCTCCGTTAAATTGCACCACTTGGCTTTCATTGATACCAATAGCTACATTAGAACCTACTGTACTGCCATTTCCGATCAAAAGATCATCTGCCGAATCATCTAAACCAATATAAAAATCCTGCGCATTGCCGTCAAAAACTAATTTTGTATCTTCTGCACCTGCGTCCCCTATTGTTAAAGTTGGTGTTGACCCATTTATAACTACAGGACTTGCTATAGAAATACTAGACCCATCTGCTGATAAACTGTCTAGTGCAATGTCTCCAACATTTGTTATGTTGGCATCGTTAAAAGATGTAGCTCCAAAAGTATTTGAAGCAGCCGTTGAGGTAATGCCATTGGCAGCAGTTATCCCACCGCCATCTGCAATCGTTATGGCATTGTCACCATCTGTAAAACCAATATTAGCAGTTTGCACTTCGCCACTTACTAATAGATCTCCACCTACAGAGGCGTCATCCGTAACTGTTAAATCATCACTAACTTTTAAATCTACTGTAGATAAACTTGCAAAAGCGTCATTTACTGCAGCACCTGATCCAGCACCATCTAGATAAACTACTTTTACATCACCAGGGCCGATAGTTACTGTAGAACCAGAGCCTTGTTTTATTATTATGTTTTGACTGCCTGAAGTTGCATTTTCTATAAAATGAACTCTTTTTAATGTGTTGGGTCCTATTGTTATAGTACAAGCGCTATCTAGTGTGCCTGTATATTTAATATACATAGCTCTAGCTTCATCAGCCGAACCATCAGCTACAGTAGACGCATGAGTATCTGCATTTGTTGTGATGGCTTCTGTACCGAAACCAAGCCCCTCTCCGACTAATTCTAAATTTGTATTTGTTGAAGTTCCCCAGGTTCCTGATTCATCCCCTGTGGCTATTTCTTTTAATCTTAAGTTATTTACATAGGTTGCCATTTGTTACCTCTTCCTCATTTTACTCTTTTTTTTCTTACTTGCACAATGTGCTTTCTCACTAAAACCTCTAGGCTTCTTACAGTTAATTTTTCTTTTTCTTGCAATGGACCATTTTTTACCCATCGAATGCAGACCAGTTTGGAGTTTGAGAATCTGTTATAACATTATAGTTTGGAGTTTGACTTGTATCAATAACTGACCAAACATTAACAGAATTTAAAGTTGCGGTTAGTCTCAAACCAGTAACTGAAACATCTTTTGGTAGAGATGCAACTACGCTACCAAGTCCAGATGTCATACTTAAACCTGAAACAGATAGATTGTTGTTGGTAACAAGACTAATAGTTCCTAGTCCTGAAGTTGCTCCCTGTTCNGTAACTGATTGATTAACAGCAGCTTTTACTAAAACTGTACCTAAAGCAGAAGTTGATCCTTGCTCGGTAACTGGTTGATTGACGCCAGAGGATTGTGTGGTTGTTCCTAGAGCAGATGTTGCTGATAANCCAGATACAGATACCTCTATATCTGCGGGCTGACCCCAAGGTCCTGANCCCCAGCTATCTCTGCCCCAACCTGTATCTATAGCCATAGGGTCTGTACCCCTATGCTATAGTTATGATTGCGTTAGCCCCAGCAGCAGGGAAAACTATTGTAAAGTCTCCTGCACTTGAAGATTTGGACGCCCCAAAGCTGATTGTTGCTACTGATTTATCTGAATTAGTATCGTTATAAATTAAACACCCACTGGCTGTAACTGTGGCTGTGCTAAAAGTTAAATCTGCAAAATCCACAAAGGCCGTAGTTCCTGTTGAAGATGGTGCAGCAATTGCAGGGGTTAATGCTGATCCGCCTGCTGTGTAATTTGTTCCTGAACTTTGTCCTGGTAAACTCGTTGCATAAGCTGTTGTGGTCGCTCCCAAAGAAGCGGTAGCACCAGCATANAAGGCTAATTTAAAAGAGTTGCCACCAGAGGCAAAATTATGAACTCCTTGTAAAAGTTCTTTTTTAAAACTTGTTGTTAATGTTGATGAAATTGCCATTAAAGTCTCCTAATCACTTTCGCTAATTCTTCCTCNCCACCTTTCAATAACTCTTGAATGATGGTTACTTTATATGATTTTATAGCATTCTTTATATAAATTAAAGCAACTTTGTAAATAACATCACGATAAGCTCTAGCTTGTTCTGTTATATGTGGCTCTTTATCTTCCGAAACACCGACTATTTTATTAGTTAATTGTTCTGCCCAAAACTCTGGTGGATGCCCACCATAGTTAGTGGTAGCAACTTCAATTGCTCCTAGTTTTGGTAATCCTTCTTGGTTCAATATTTGTTAGGTTCTACAGGACCTTTTAAATGAGAATCATATCTATCTAAATATCCTGATTGTTTAATATTCTTTTGCACTTTTAGTTCACTAACTTTTTTAACTTTTAAATTTTGGTGACTATCATATCCTACCACTAGAGGATCTTCTAATCTATGATAACCATAAAGCTTATCTTCAGCAGGTATGTTAGCGTCTAGTAAACTAGAGTTTTGTGCTATATCAACTTGTATGTTTGCCTCCATACATTTAGACAACCAAAANTCNACACAAGCTCTACCAGCTTCAGCAAAAGCAGGGTTTGACTTNTAAGTAAAATCTATGCCAAACAAAGACACCTTTCTGACTTTATTCCAATATGCAAACGCTACNGCATAAGCAACTGTATTGTTAAGATAATGACACTCAGTTTCCTCTACGACTTCTTTTACAGGATATTCTACTAATCCAGGACAACGAGAATCTTTTTCACATGTATATATTGGACCTTTGTGTTCTAACAAAACTTTTTTCATGGACTCTGTTTGTCCACCTGCATCATTGCNATCTAAGAATCTAGAAGCTGGATCCATCATAAATACCCTATCGTGGTATATAACTGAAGAAACTGCATTTATTGCCCAAACCTCATCAAAGTTTACTCCGTGAGTTTTGGCTATATTAAAGTCTTGCCAACTATTGCCTAAACCAACAATAGCGACAGAACTCTCGTTTAATTTTTTAATTGGTTTCATTTTCTCTCTCTCTTATTAATTACTATTGTATAGGTTTTCTCAAAGAGTCATACCTATATTCATCTTTTCTACCCCTTGCCTCTGCTCTATTTTTTAACTTAGCTATCTCTTGAGCATATCTTCTTTCATAAACTTGTAAAAGATCAGGCTCTCCTTTTAGAAAAGTATAAGCGTCAGCTATACAACCATAAAGCAAAGCGTCTCTAGCATTAGTAGAAAGCCAAGTTCCTGTTGTGTCAGTGACTAAAGATGTAGGTTGATACAAGTAATGAAGTTCAACATTGTACGCAACATCAGGAACTGGAGCCACTATTAAGCTAGAACCATTGCTAGATGCAGTAGACAATTCTTTATCGAACTGACCATAATATTTTGGCAATCCTCTTAAAGAACTATCTGATGGGTCTGGTGAAAACTCTTGCATAAAAGATGGATGTTTTAAATCTAAGTAATGATAATCTCCATTACTGTCAATTACAGCCAAACTAAAAGCTAAAATAAAATCATTAGGACAAGTTAAAAATCTATTACCTACGCTTAAATTACCAGAAACATTTTTTCTAAAGTAATCAAACTGAACTTCATTAAATATNCTATCTTCAGTATTTTTTATAATATCATCTAAAGTATTTACAAAAGTAGTTTCAGTAGACTCTGTATAATTTTGTATTAGTGTTTTTAGTTCTGCTAAAGTCATTATGTTGTTATGGTAACACTCCCAAGGTTTGATGTTGCTGACAGAGGGTCAAAATTAGTTCCAACAGGGTCTGTGCTTGTAAAGACATGAACATAATCTGTATTCTCATTATCATTGTCTGGTCTAGGATCATATAAAGCTTCTGGGTCTGATGTTGCTGATATAGGCTCTAATTGTGGATGTTTCATTTCATAACAACTAGGACAAGTTTTTAAGCCATTCCACTCTTTTCTTAACTCAAGTAGCTTGTAACGAAACCCACACCTATCACAATGTGCTAAAGCATATTTACCTGTGGCGTATGCCATTAATATCCTCCTCTAGAATATGGTGCTATTTTTAAAGAAGCTCTATCCTCATCTTGATCTGCCGCTCTTCTAAATTCCTCTTCATATATTCTTTTTAAATCTGAAGATCTTTGAGGGACTCTTTTTAAAGATATGTAATATGCCAACCCAGCAACAAAACATGGATAAAATCTAAATGGCATATCTAATGTGTTTGTAGCTGCATCAGCGTCATCCATTCTTACAATTTTATTAAAAACTAAAACATCAGTAGAATTTTCTGGACTAGGCCAAATCTTTAAAACAGGTGTTGTTAATTTATCTAGAAAAAATTGTGATGGTCTAGCCTTAGTATCTTTATTAGGAATGTTCAAATATTCAGACCTGCTTAATCTTGTCATCTGCAAGTCTGTAGTTACAGTGCCGTCAACCCTTCTTAACGAACAATCTAGAACATCTATAATGTTTGAATTTAAAGTATAGCTAGATGTCCCTTCAGTAACTGTTTGAGTAGCTTGTTCTATAGTCCATTGATTTAAACCTCTATTTGCCCACTCAGCTAAAAGAAAGTTTATAGACCTTCTAGCCATTTTTAAGTCATAACCAGTTCTTAGTTCAAGTCCACAACGCTCAAAAGCCTCCTCTATAAACTCTGCAACATTTGGTTCAAAATTTGTACTTCCTGATAATGCCATAATTTATTCTAACATCTCCATCTTCTTCTTGCTTGTCTTAATCTTGAATTTGGGTTTTTTGCTGCTTTAGGAAACTTCTTCATTTGTCCTGCTGATCTAGCACAAAATGATTTACGTCTAGCTTTTTCTCTTTTAGTAAGACCTTTCTTTTTGGTTACTGCTGTTTTTAATTTACTGCCAGGGTTTAGTTTTCTGTAAGCTCTTACACCCGCTGCTGTCATTCCAGCACCTTTCTTAGTAGGTCTGAAATTTTTCTTGTTTCTTGGTGGTTGCTTGTCTCTTTTTCTAGGCATGTCAAGACACTCCTAGTTTAGTAATTTTTATTCAATACCAATATTATAGAGTATGTATCTCCGCTTGAATGCCCAACAGTTGTAAATAAAATATCTCCTGTTTTTCCAGAACCTGCATTATTAGGAATGCCACTGAAAAGATCGTAATACTCATCTCCTGTGCTATCAGCAGGAAGACCAGTTAAGAGAACATTTGAAGTAGCATCAAAAAGCAAATCAACTCCCATACCACGACATGCCCAATATATTCTAGCGACATCAACAGAGGTACAAGCAGCTCCTGCACTATTATTAGATAGTGCAGAAACGTCTACTTTTTTTACAGCAGATTCACCACTGCCATCTGAAACATTGGTAAATTTTAAGACAGCAACTCTTTCGCCATCTTGAATAATTTGTGATGTAACTGCGTCAGCCATTATCTCTCAACTAAAACATTAACATAATCTACAACTAAACTTTTAGCTGCTGCTGCTCCTGCTTGAATAGCTAATGTAACAGTAAGTTCTTCATTATCAGGTAGATTAGTATTTACAACTCCAACTGGCTCTGCATTATTAATTGAATAAAATACTTGACTTGCATTTGGATCTACGAAAAATGATGCAGTGATAAAAGTATCATCTGCTACAGTAGCTACTGCTGCTGTTTCTGTTTCAGTAGAGTCTTTCTCAACTACGAAGTCTAAATTTGTATCGCCATCATCTTTGGTAAAAAAGATACCATCTGATACGCCATCAATTGCTGTAGTATCAGTAATCGCTAAACCAATCAAAGCGTCAGACTCTGTAGCATCGCTAAGTTTAAATCTGCATGAAAAGAATGCTCTTTTATTACCATTAATTAAAAATGACTCGCCTTTAAGCTGTAACTCTTCTGAGTCATTATCTGCATCATTAGTGGTGATGATAAGTTGACCACCTGCACCACTGGTAATCTGAATTACTTCACCAGAATCGCCACCACCATCTGTTGATGTNATGGTCCAGTCACCTGAGTTATAACTCATAAAATCATTAAAGTACCCATAATACGTCTGATCTGACGGATATGGTTGAAACATAGGTAAGTCTTTTTTAGACTTCGAAGCGACAGTATTACCTGCCCATAAAATTAAATTTTGAAAATGTGGATTAGACATAAGAACTCCTATTCTTTAAATGGAACACACCATGTGCCTCATTATGCTAACTATTAAATTCTATATTACAGAAATCTATATATCAATAGGTAAATTACTTTTGCTTTCTTTTAGAAGTTTAGCCGCTTCGTACAAATTTTTATAAGATTTTTCTATTTTAGGATTTTTGCCATAAAGGTCTATTAATTCAGAACCCACCATTTCAACTAAACATTGAGCGCCTAGTATCTTTTCATCTATTCTTTTTAAAGGGTGTTCTTTTCCGTTAATCTTTTTCATTGCATGAAATTTTTTTGCGATTGATAAGTTTATCAGTTTTTTTTCTAAGTTGGTATAACCATGCCATTCTCTTATTTGTTTTTCAGATCTACCACAACCCTTACAAATTATATCTCCCCAGGTGGTGCTACACCTGCCTATACATGGACTATCTGCTAAAGATGTTTTTTCTAAATTATTCATCTCGCTACTTTAGGTAACAAGAAAAATATACTATAAGTAAAAAATTAAGTCAAAAAAATAGGGGTCCAAAAAGGACCCCTAAACATCGATTAAATCGACTAGGTGTTACGCACCTTTAGAACCAAACACACATCTTGGATTTGAGAATCCAAATGAGTATCTCTCTCTAGCTTTGAATCTGACGTTGCCAGTATCAAAGTCACCTTCCATAGAAGTTTGGAGAGGAGATCTCTCATAGTGTTTGAAACCATCAGGAACATCTGATAATACAAAGAATGCGTCTGGGTCTGTTAAGAAATGGTTAACAACGTAACCTTCTGGAATAGATCCCATGTTATTGATAGCATTAATATCATTATCTGAAGTTCCAACCCTTCCTGGAGATTGTAACAATCTATCAGCCACAAACTGTAACTGAGGTGGTACAACCAACTTTCTAGGTTGAAGTGCGACAATAAGACCTCTGTCATCTACAAATGTTGAAATCTTAATGATTGCATCTTCTAAAGATGTTTCATTTAAGTCAGCATCTGTTGATGGCTCATTGGCAAATGTTCCGCCACCTGTTAATGGGTGTGCAGTTGAGCAAAGCTCTACGCCATCACCACCAGGGAAACTGGAACTGAAAGCATTGTTAAGAACATTTGCTGCTTTTACTTGCTTAGTATGAGACATAGATCTTGCAAGTGCTTTTGTATATCTAGCACCTAATCTGTCATACAGGTTATCTTCGATTGCTTCCTCTGAAAGTGCGAAAGCTAAAGCGACTGTTTCGTGTGAGTAACGAGCAGTAAATCCTTCAGAAGCGTTGTCAAATGAGACACCTTCTCCTTCAGGTTTAACTGGTGCATTACCAAAACCAACAATCATTACTTCTTCTTCAAACGCTCTATCTGATGAAACAGTTTCAAAGATTTCTGCATGCTCATTTTCGTACCTGTTATATTCCTGCCCAAAAAGTGCAGCTAATCCAGGTTCGAGTTCTTTTGCTAATTGCGCTCTATTTATAGCCATGACTTATACACCTCCTGCTAACTGATCATAAGCATGTTCGTTAATCTTAACAATCATGTTGACGTTAGCTGAACCTANTTCATTGTTTTCTGAATCTTTTGAAACACCAACTAATCTGTAGTTAGCTGTTCCTGAACCAGATGAAGAAGCAATTTCTGCTTTTGATTGGCCACTAACTGTTGATCCTGCTGTGTAAGCAATATCTACGTTAGCACCAATGTCTGTTCTAGCTAAAGAACCAGTACACTGAACTTCGTATAGGTTATTAGGGTTATCCTCAACAAAGGCTACTATATCTCCTGTTGCTGTTTTAGCAGCAGGGAAATGGGCGGAATAGACAACTTCTTTGCTATTCGCATCGACATATTGGCATCCTCTAAAGATTCCTAGTATTTTAACGTCACCTGCGGCATCAGCTACGTCTATGAAACCGCCTGTTAACATTTTTACTGGGTCTCCTGAGAAGATCCCTTGGGTTGAGCCAGATTCAATATTGTATTCGTTAACTCTATGGTTGTTTACACCAGACAAGTTACCTACTAGCTTAAACCCAAATGGTTTATCTTGGTTTGCCATTTTTATTAAATCCTTGTTTTCACAAGGCTCCTATATTAAAAAATTAAATAACGGAAAAAAGAACCTACTCTTTTCCGAATGTGACCCTTGTTTTTAACTCTCTAGTTATAGGCATTGCAGGGTTTTCCTCACGCATAAGGTCATTCTCAATAGCTCTCATTTGGTTGTCGGTCATATTTTTATAATAATTTCTTCTTTGCTCTAAGATTTTATTATCTATTTCACAAAGAATTAAACCGCCAACACCGATTACTCCTGAGTGACGACCTTCATCGACTACAGGTAAACCATGGCCATTTGGAAAAGATTCTGCCGTTACGGGTTTAAAACCCTCGTTAAATCTTTTTGATATATTAGTTTTGTCTGGTTGACCTAATATATCGGATCTAATCCATCTAAAAGTTTTTCCAGGAGGTGGGTCTATTGAAATATCCAGCGCTGCTGGTGGTTTCCAAACTTGATCACGTTCCTCGAACTTTCTGTTTTCTACTTCTCTAGTAGATCTCGATTGTTTTAAATCTTTATCGCTCATGATTTTTGTAACCTCGCTTTTTGTATTGCGTAATCTTTAAATGACACTCCAAGTTTCTTAGCTAGTTGCTGTTCGCTCGGTGTCAATTCGATACGATTTTTTTTGCGTCCTGTCGATGTGTTGCGTGATGGTGAAGCAACTGTCTGGACGGGTTTGTTTGCTTCCACGTTATTAAACTTATTAGGGAGTTCTTCCCTTAATCTTCTATCTATCTCATGATAATATTCATCACTCTCGGTGTCAAAGCCTTTCTGCACCAAATCTGCATGAATAGTATAAGCAACATTAGTTGCTACAGGGTCTTTATTAAACCAACTATCATTTTTTGCTGCCCAATCTTGAGCTTTAGCAGATGGTTCATTGAACTCTTGAACCTGTTGTGGTTGATAATTCTGTAAATTTTGATCAGGGTTAGCTTCATAGTATTGTTGATACTGAGCTAGACTTTGCTTGTATTGATCTATTCTAGACTTATCAGCACTTGCTAATGTTAAAGCCTCAGTAGCTTTCGCTACAGCATCGCTATCACCAGCTTCGGTGGCTTGTTTTAAAGCCTGTTTAGCTAAAGTAATTTGACTATCTATTCTAGCAGAAGCCTCCTCACTATAGTTGTTAGCGAAACTTTGCTGATGGTTAGTAAGCTGTTCGTTTTGTTGCTTTAACTCTTTAGCATATTGCAAAGCCATAAGTTCTCTTCTTTGATATTCTTTGGCTTGAGCAACAGCTTTGTTAATTCTATTCTGAGCATAAGCTGCTCTTCTTTCAACCTCAGAAAGATCTTTTGATTCATGCTCTACTTTTTTAGAGACATCAAAGTCTTCCTGAACTTCATCTTCAGTGACAGGTGTAACATTTTCATCAATGCCAACCTCAACGCTTGAGTCTGAGATTTCCTCTTCAACTCTTTTATTTTCAGGCAAAGCTGCTTTTTCTATCTTTTCTTCAGATATATCAACATCTATTACCTTTTCTGCTTCTTGCGACATATTTTCCTCACAAAGTTTTAATATCATCAGGATTTAAAATTTTTCCGATGATTTCATCGTCATTTATAATCCTTACTTCATGATCATCTTCCAATAGGAATCTGGCACCCGAATATTTGCCGATTAGTACCCAATCCCCTTTTTTACACCAAGCGCTACCACCAAATCTATTTTTGTCTTTATAGGCTAATGGTCCTGTTTTTAAAACATAACAAACCATAGTCCCATGAGACTCCCTATCTAAGGTGGATTTTATTAATTGAATACCGCCATCGGTTGTGCTTTTACCTTGATAGGGCAAAACCAAAACACGCCAACCTGTAGGGTCGGGCATTCTATCAATTAATGATTTTTTAAGTAAAGTTGGGTCTAGAACTCTTTGGTCTTCCTCAACGAAAGCCATGTCTAGTTCAGACCTTTCTTCTTGTTGTTCTTGTTTTTCTTTTGGTTGACTCTGCTCTTGAGGTTTTTGATTCTTTAATCTTTCTTCAAATCTTTTGATGGAACTATCAGTATCTGAACTAACAGTTTTTTTACTCTCTATATTTTCTTTTGCGATTTCACTCATCGATGTCATATCTTTGCAGAGTTTCTTTTAAATCTTGTTCTAAGGATCTTAACTCTGATAAAGCCCCAATAGAATATTTGTATTCTTCCATGGATTTTACATTGCCAGAAGATATGCTGTCAACAATCTGAGACTCTCTTTGCCTAATAATTTTTAAAACATATTCGGCTAATTTTATGCCGTCCATTTAAACTCTCCTAAAAAATTAACGTCTTANCTACCAAAAGGTCCTCTACCCATACCTGGCATACCAGACATAGAACCTATTGGTCCTAAGTCTTGAACAGGCAATGGTAGAGATACTGGTGGTCTTGGTCTGATAGGTTTTACATCACCTATAATAGGTTTTACATCACCTATAATTTGATTTATTGGACTAGGCATTTTACCAGGCATTATTGGTGCTGGTGGCACAGGCATTGTTCTTGCAGGTGGTAATGGCATAAATGGTGATCTCTTCGGTGCTGGTCCAACAATACCCATCGGTCCTTCTCTGCCACTAAAATCTGGAACAGGGAATGGTACTTGATCTATATTTATTACTCCAGGCAATACAGGATTTAAGTCTCCTGGCTGCACCCCTGGTATTGATGGCACTTCAACTGGACCTCTAAAAGGATCGTTTAGTATTGGTGCTGGTGGCACTTCTACTGGTGGCATTGGCATAGGTTTATCTATTGGTTGTGGCTCTTGCAATACGGGCATAGGTGGTCCTAATGGTGAGGCATCTACTGATATTCTAGGATCATTTATCGCACCACCAACTGGCATTCCATCATCAACTGGCATTCCACTTTGTGCGCCTCCTGGGAAACCTCCGCCTGCATCCATGATAGGTGGGTCTAGAGGAACGGCTTCATCTCTAACAGGTCCACCAACCATAGGTGGCATCATTAAATCTTCTGAACTACCTGCTGGTCCAATAATCTGTCCATCTGGCCCAAAGATTTCGGTTGGTCTAACACCTTCTCTGAATGGATCAATAGGTGCTGGTCGTCCTTGAGGTGGTGGTAGTGGTATATCACTTCCTTCGCCTGATGATCCTCGCAGTTCTGCAAGCTGTCTTTGTAAATCTTCTATCTGAGAAGTGAAAGGTGATAGTAAAGATTGAAAATCAAATTGTGGTTGAGGTCTTGGCATTGGTCTAGCGAACTGACCAAACTGACTTAATAGTGGTGATAATCCAGGCTGAAAACCGCCTAGTCCACCAAAACCGCCAAAGCCACCGAATGGACTACCAAAGCCCATTGGTCCCATAGCTGATGGAAACTGCATGCCAAAACTTGGTGGCATAAAGAATGATGGTCCACCCTCTATTAATCTTGGGCTTGATTGAAACCCAAAAGGATTACCAAACCCTTGTGGCATACCAAATGGTAGTCTACTTCTGAAACCACCAAAGCCACCTAGTCCGCCAAACAATCTAGGAAACATTAAAATATTCCTTGAAACTTTTTACCCCTCAAAGCGATACCACCGCCTCTTGCCTCTCCAGAGCCAAAAGGTTTTGGTGCGCCAGGGTTAGGTATTACTTCCTGTTTTTTTAAAGGAACACTACCTTGATCTTTTATTTCGACTTCGTTTTTTGCTTCTTTTGCCATTTTTATTTTTACCTGCCTTACTCAGTGCAATCGCCACAGCTTGTTTTTGTGGACGACCTTCTTTTATTAATTTCTTTATATTAGCAGAAACTACCTTTCTACCGCTACCTTTTTTTAAAGGCATTATCTACTTCTTTTCTTTACAGATTTTTTCTTAGAGTTTTTCTTCATACGCATAGAGTTTCTTCTAGCAGAGAGACCTGATTTTTTAGATCCGCCTTTAAGCTTTTTGATACCCATAACAACGCCTGATTTTTTAGATCCACCTTTAAGTTTCTTAACTCCTGATTTCTTAGATCCGTTTTTCATTTTTTGTCGCATTTTAGTTTCCTTTTAGTTATAAATTCGTTAAATACTTCTTTTGGCCAATTAGAGTAATACCCTAACTGCTTTATTTTATCAGATGCGTCCACTAACTCTTTATGTTTTTGAACGAAAACCATATACATGGAATCATGCGGATCTAAGTCTTCATTGTTTTCAAACCCAGGTTTATCCTCATGGTTTGGATGTGAAGACATGACCCACAAATCTAATTTTATACCTAGAGCATTGATAATGTCCACCCTAGCATCAAATTCAGTATCAGTAATATGATTCCAATTATTATTAACGTAAATTAAAACATCAGTGTTGTCATCAAACTTTACAATAGAATCTGTTAAGTCTGACCAATCATCCTCTTGACAAACTTGTATTTTAACTCTTTTGTTTTGCCAAGACTTTTTAGCAAAAGGACAGGCTGGTAAGCCATTATGAAAATCTGATTTAGGTTCTAAAACTTCTTTAGACCAAGCTCTTATTATTTTTTTTGGATTAAATTTTTTCACCCAAGTTTATTTTCTTGTGCCTTTAAATCTTCTTATTTTTAGTTTTTTAATTTTAGGCTTCATCATAGCTCTAGAACCTTTGAGTCCTTTTAAGCTAGATTTTTTTAAACGTAATTTTGATGATCTTTTTCTTGGCGACTTTGATATTTGTTTGCCCATCGAGGCTCTATTCATTGCCATTATCTGTCNTTNAAAAATTCTAAAGATTTGAATTGTGTCGATTGATCCAACCTATCTCTTGCTATGTCGTCTTTCATTTGTGCAATATCACGCTGTAGATTTAATCTTTCCTCTGCTAACTGACCAGATTGCATTAACTTCATAGCATCAAACTCTTGTTTCTGCACAAACTCTTCACGTTTTCTTTGCACATCATCAGCTTTAAT